CTATAACAGACCAATTAGATATGCAATATTGGGATAATGTTAATGGAACTACTACTTGGAAAGATCACATAGCAAAGGTTAAATCAGACAACCCTAAACCTTAATAAAAAATCCTATGATACAATCGTATGTATGGACTTCATTATTATATTTGCGTTAGGTTATTGTTTTAGAGATTTAGTTTCTTATCTTAAAAACATAGTTAATTATCAACAACTAACAATAGATGATTGGGACACAGAATTTGAGGAATGGAGTTCTGATGACTTACCCTAACGGCAACGGCTTTACACAGAAAGAAATGTTAAATCTTATATTGGAAGGACAACAGGATATAAATAAACGCATAGATCAGCTACACGAAAAAGTAAATCAAAAAATATCAAGACAAGAGTTATCAGGTTGGTTAGTTGCAATCTCGGCATTGGTGGTGTTAATCAATAACTTAATGTGAAAAAGTTATTAGCTGTCGTAGTTGCAGTATTATTAATAGCTACTCCTGTATATGCTTATCACACAGAAACACAAACACCTTATGGTATAACTAATACTTTAAACAATGATGGTAGCATTACAGTTAGTTGGCAGGAATCAGATGGTTTAGAAGATAACCAACCTGAATATTATATAGTATATATAGGACTTACAGAAACTGCTGATGATGTATCAGAACAAACAACTTTTGGTTTTACAGAAGCAATGTCTTGGCAGACTTATACATTTACAGCAGAGTATTTATACAACGAGTTGTCTGTAAATAATCAAAAGATATATGCAAAGGTAAAAGCATTTCACGATACTAATGGTACAACTAGCGACTTTACACCTGTAGAAAGTGTATTATATAATTATGTTTATATACCTACTACAACGACATCTAGTACGACAACAACTACTACCACCACAACAACGACTACTACCACGACTACAACGTTACCTAAAGCAGAAGATGTCGTGGAAGATGGTATCACTACCTATCTTGCTTGGGATCAAAATGGTTGTGAACACCCTGACAACCCTCTTTCGTACAGACAATACCTTGAAGCAGTAGAAAGTGGAAATTGGTTTGGTTATCAAAATGGTGATTGCTCTAACATACCTGATGTTATTACTATTGTTATCACAGAAGAAGAACAGGAAATAGAAGAAGATGAAATACTTGAACAAGATATGGAACTTGATGGACTTGATGATTTGGAATTACCAGAGGAAGAAGTCATTGAGGAACTTAGTGAAGAAGAAATAGCTGCAATAGAAGCAGAGATAAAAGCAGAAGAAGAAAAGCTGATCCAAGAACAGCTTGATGCTGAAGAAGAACTACTTATACTAGAAGAACTAGAAGATAGTGTAATCATACTAGAAGGATTGACAGAAGAAGAATTAGAAGAATTTGTAGATGTTATACAAGAACTTGAAGATACTATTGAAATTATAGAAATTGTAGAAGAAGTTATAGAGTTAGACATACCTGAAGATATAATTGTAATAGAAATAGAGGAGGAAGAAATTGAAGAAGAAATTGTTATTGATAAGACCGAAGTTTTACTTGAGGTTGATGAAGGAACAGAGGAAGTTTTGGATGAGCCAATACAGGAAGATGTTGAACAAGAACCTTTAGAACTTACTGAAGAAGAAATAGCTGTTGAGGTAGCTGAAGTAGAGGAAGTTATTGAAGTAGTTATTGAAGAAGATTTATCTGAAGAAGAAGTCGCAGAAGTTATTGAAGAGTATGTAGAGGAACTAGAAACAGAGGAAGTTATAGAGGTTCTTGAAGAAGTCAATGATGTTGGTGTACAAAATTTAGAAGAAGTGTCAGAGGAAGTCCAGGAAGTTATCCAGGCAGTAGTAGAGGAAGCTATAGAAGATGTTGAGGAACTTACACAGGAGCAAGTTGAGGTTGTTGCTGATGTACTACAAGTTGAAACTGAAGATGTTGTTATCGTTGCAGAGGCGATTAAATCAGATGAAGTAGTTGCTGAAGCAGTAGAGGAATATGTAGAGAGAGCAGTAGATAACGCTGATGTAGAGGATTACACACTTGCTGATGTCGTTACAGAGGTACAGTATGAAGCATTCTTAGAAAATCCAATAGAAGTATTAGTAGATTTTGACAATATAACAGAGATAAATCTATCAAACATATCTAATGATATGACACAAGATCAAAAAGAAAAAGCACAGGAAGTCGTAGTTCCTGTAATCTTGACTAGAATAGCTAGTATGGCTGCATTTATATTTAGGAGAAGCTAATGATTAAAAAGTTATGGTCTTGGTTAGTAACAATAATAAAAGAAACACTAAATCTTAGTTGGACTTTAGTTGGTTTAGTTATTGCAACACTTACACTAACTGGTTCTGCTCAGCAAATTACAGGTTTAGCGACTATAATTACTTTAGGTATATGGTTATTAACCATAGGTTTTAGAAAAGGAGATTAGATGGACTGCTGTGGTAGTGGTTGCTGTGGTGGTTCTTAATGTGCATATCATATATTAATGAGAATGGAACTCACATTAATATATGTGATTGCAAGTTTGGAGATATAGGTGAAATTACAAGTTGTTAGAACACAGTTTGGTAAAGATGCAACAAATGGTTTGTTGTTTGTTAATGGTTTATTTGAATGTTATACATTAGAAGATCAATACCAGGCAGTAAAAGTTATGCACGAAACCTGCATACCTGAAGGAACATACGACATAAAGTTTAGAACTGTTGGTGGATTCCACGAAAAATATAAGAAAAAATATGGTAATGACCATTATGGTATGTTGCATTTACAAGATGTACCTAACTTTACATACATACTTATACACGCAGGTAATACAGATGAACACACATCAGGTTGTTTAATTGTTGGAGAAACTCAACAAGATTTAGATATAAGTGATGATGGGTTTATAGGACACTCAGGCAAAGCGTATGTAAAACTTTACAACAAAGTGGCAAAAGAATTATTGTTAGGAAAGAGTGTAACAATAGAGTACACAACAATAACTAAGTTATTAGAGAAACCATTATCTAATGCTTCTACTGATGATGTAGTTTTAACTAAAACTGTATTAGATAAAATGAAAGATTTGCAAGAAGATATTGCAGAAGTAAATGGTGGTGTCATACAGACACAAGCTATGTTAAGAGGTAGGATAATTAGATAATGTTTGAAAAATTTAAAAGAGCAAGAAATCAAGATGGTACATTTAAGAAAGATGTATGGTGGACACCTTGGTCTGATTCGTGGGAGTATAAAATGAGTGAGGAACTCAAAGATATGCTTGAAAGAGCCATATGGACATTTATTGAAGCCTTTATTGGGGCTTTGACTGTTGCTCCATTGGTCGGTGTTGAGGCAGAAACACTACAACTAGCTGCATTAGCTGGTGGTGGTGCTGCTTTAGCAGTAGTCAAGACATACGCTAAAAAACAAATTACTAAGTAGATTGTGTCCTAATTCCTGTGTATAATTGGCACAACAGAAAGGGCTGATATGACACAGGAACTAGGTAATAATTATTACAAGTCTGGTTGGCAACCATCAATAGAGTTTGATGAAACAACAGGCAAAGGTGAGGTAACTTATGTAGGTACTGATCCTGATTACAAGAATAAGTATGATGAGATACTGAAAAACTGGGGGTTTGACCCCAAGTACTTTACGATTGAGGGGAATGTAAGGGCTAGTAGCTGGGAAGGACAGCTAAAAGGTGGTAGAACAACCACCTTTTTTGCATTTAAGGGTGTTGTAAAGCGTAAGAACCCTGCATTAGACCAGTATTTTGACAAACTTGTTAAGGAATATAGTAGAAAACCTAAGTTAAAAGACACAAATTTTGGTGGAGATACTGCTTTTATATGGACAATGGCTGATTGGCAGTTAGGTAAAGCTGATTATGGCGTTGAGAATACCCTTAAACGCTACGAGGAAGCTCTTATTAAGGGGGTAAATCAAGTTAAGGCACTACGCAAGACAGGTACAGAGATAGATGAGATATATTTACTAGGATTAGGTGATTTGACAGAGAACTGCGACCAATCTTTCTACAGTTCTATGCCCTTTAATGTAGAACTTACACTTAGACAACAGTATGAACTAGCCAGGCGTATGATTATGCAGACTATTGATACATTCTTACCACACGCAGATAAAATAATTGTTTGTGGAATCGGGGGAAATCACGGACATATGACACGATCTGGTAAAGGTCAAGTATTAACAGACCAGTTAGACAATAGCGACATAATGCACTTTGAGATAGCAAAAGAGATATGCAAACAGAATGAGCGATACGATAAAGTTAAAGTAATTATTCCTACTGACTATCATCACTTGCTAGATATAAAAGGTAAAGGTGTTGCTATCACACACGGACATATGACAGGTGGTGGTTCAGGTCCAGAAGGTAAGATAATGAAGTGGTGGCAAGGACAAATGTTTGGTTGGTTGCCTAGTGGTGCAGCCGAAATACTTGTAACAGGACACTATCATCACCCTAGATTACTAAGACAAGGTAGGCGTACTTGGTTTCAATGTCCAAGCATAGATGCAAGTAAAGACTTTACTGCAAGAACAGGGTTGTGGAACGATCCTGGTGTGTTATGTTTTACAGTAAATAAAAATGG